ACATCAATGTTCCTCTGAATGCTGATACTGCTGGTCTATGCGCCCGCACAGATCAGACAAACGATGCCTGGTGGTCACCTGCTGGCTTCAATCGCGGTCAACTCAAGAATATTGTTAAGTTAGTTTGGTCACCAAATCAAACAGAACGCGACACACTTTACAAGAATGGTGTTAACCCAGTAGCTACCTTCCCAGGTGAAGGCACTCTACTTTACGGTGATAAGACTCTTCTTGCTAAGCCAAGCGCATTCGACCGTATCAATGTTCGCCGTCTATTCATTGTTCTTGAAAAGGCTATCGCAACTGCGGCCAAGTATCAACTCTTTGAGTTCAACGATGTCTTTAGTCGCGCACAGTTTCGTTCGATGGTTGAACCATTCCTACGTGACGTTCGCGGCCGTCGTGGTATCTTTGACTTCCGCGTTGTTTGCGATGAAACAAACAACACTGGCGAAGTTATCGACCGCAATGAATTTGTTGCTGATATCTACATCAAGCCAGCACGTTCGATTAACTTCATCTATCTGAACTTTGTTGCGGTTCGTACCTCAGTATCGTTCACAGAAGTTGGCGCCTAATAACCCGACTAAATAGAAATAGGAGATTTATAAATGGATATTTCAAAATTTAAAGGGTTACTAGGGGCTGGCGGTGCTAGACCAAACCAGTTCCGTGTTATTCTAACATTCCCAGGCTACGTTTCTTCGGTACCGGATACAGAATACTCGTTACTAGTTACTGGTGCAGCACTTCCTGCGTCAACAGTAAACCCAACAATCATTCAATACCGCGGCCGCGAAGTTAAGTTGGCAGGTGAGCGTATCTTTGATCCGTTCACAATCACAGTTGTCAACGACACTGCTATGTCGCTTCGTCGCCCATTCGAAGAGTGGATGAATGGTATGAATGATCTAGAAGCCAACACTGGTATTCTAAATCCAATTGACTATCAAGTTGATATGTCAGTAGAACATCTAGATCGTAATGACGATCCACTTATGACGTATGTTCTTTATAATGCTTTCCCGATTAACATGTCGGAAATTGGTTTACAGTATGGTCAGAATGACGTAATTGAAGAGTTCACCGTAACCTTTAACTACTCACATTATCTGACTGCATAATTCCATCCAACTAGGATAATTTAATGCAGATATTTGGTTATAAAATTGAAAAGTCTACGGCGTCACAAACTGAGAAATCGTTTGTGGCGCCAACGGACGATGGTGGTGTAGAAACTATCAGAGCCGGTGGCTACTATGGCACATACATCGATATCGATGGCACCGCAAATAATGAAATAGAATTAATTCGTAAGTATCGTGAAATTTCTATGATGGCAGATATCGATACTGCTATTGATGATATCGTAAACGATTCAATTGCAAATCTTGACGATGAAGTTCCAGTAAAAATTGATCTTGACGAAGTAGAATTGTCAAAGAATATTAAAAAAATGGTGCAAGATGAATTTCAACTGCTACTTAACATGTTGGACTTCAATCTAAGAGCGCAAGATTACTTTAGACATTGGTACATTGACGGAAGATTGTTCTTCCATAAAGTTGTTGATACTGCAAATCTAAAGAAGGGTCTAGCAGACATTCGCTATATTGACCCAAGAAAAATTAAGAAGATGAGAGAGATCCTAAAAGAAAAGGATACAAAAACAGGCGTAGAGTTCATTAAAGAGATTAAAGAATATTTTATATACAATGAACGCGGCCTAGTTCCAAACAAAACTTTTACGCCAGCTGCCTCAATCTCTGCTACCGCCGGTGCCACCATGCGCATCGAAAAAGATTCTATCTGCTTTGTTCCTTCTGGCTTGAAGGACATGGACAGAAATATGCCGCTTTCTTATTTGCATAAGGCTATTCGCCCAGCAAATCAGTTGCGTATGATGGAAAATGCCGCAGTCATCTATCGTATCACGAGAGCGCCAGAGCGCCGTGTATTCTACGTTGATGTTGGCAATCTTCCAAAGATTAAAGCCGAACAGTATCTCAAGGGTATCATGAACCAGTATCGTAACAAGGTTGTTTACGATTCTCAGACTGGCGAAATCCGTGATGATAAAAAGTTTATGTCAATGCTTGAAGATTTCTGGTTGCCTCGCCGCGAAGGTGGCAGAGGAACACAGATTGAAACTCTACCAGGTGGTCAGGGTTTAGGCGAAATGGGAGACATCGAATACTTTCAGCGCAAACTATATCAAGCGTTGAACGTTCCGATGTCAAGACTTGAACAGCAAACTGGCCTTAACTTTGGTCGTGCTGCTGAAATCAATAGAGACGAATGGAAGTTTACAAAGTTTATTTCTAAACTGCGCCGTCGTTTCACACTTCTATTTGATGATCTACTAAAGACCCAACTTATTCTCAAAGGTATCATTACCGAAGCCGATTGGGAAAAGATGAGATATGATATCAAGTATGTTTTTGCAACCGATGCTTTCTATACAGAATCCAAAGAACAACAAATTCTACAGTCTAGAGTTGAAATTCTTCAAGGTGTTGCACCGTTTATCGGCACAATGTATAGTAGAGAGTATGTTCAAGATAAAATTCTTAAATTGTCGGACGACGAAATTGGTGAGATTAAGAAGCAAAATGATGCAAGTCCTCCTGAAGTTTCGCCGCCCGATTTTTCTTCACTAGAGGGTGAACCGCCAGCAGCGGATCAACAGCAAAACCAAGGACAAGATGATGGACAACAGTAACATTAGTGACTTAATAAATAACATTGAAAGCGGCACCTTTGCAGATGCCGAACAAGTTTTTAATGATATTATGGACCTTAAAGCAGGCGAACAATTAGATCAAATGCGACAAGATATGGCAGCTGGAATTTATAACGATACGCCAGAAGATAATGATGTCGAAGATTTCGATCACTACGAAGTAACCGACGAAAATGACCATGGCGATTTAGAAGAAATAGAGGACACCGATGAAGACCTATAAACAACTTCAAGAGCGCATCAACATGGCGAAAGCCAAGATGGGTGATGTTATCAAAGACTTCAAGGACTCCGATGCTCCTCAATTCAAGGGTAAGAGCGACGAGAAGCGCCGTCAGATGGCTATTGCTGCCAAGTTGTCGAACGAAGAAGTCGAAACAATCGATGAAATCTCTTCCGATATGGCGAATCGTTACCTAAAAGGAAAGCACGAAAGAGATTATAATACTAGTGCAGATGGTAAATCCAGCTCGTTAAAGAAACCACAGTCTTTTGCCAAGATGAACAAAGACATGATGGGTTCTATGCGTGCGCTCAAAACAATTGAGAGGGCTAAGAAAGCCAACGAAGAAGTAGAACAGACTGACGAAGAACTAAAGGGCGATCAGCATAAGATTGACGCCAATAAGAATGGTAAAGTTGACGGACACGATTTTAAACTTCTTCGCGGTAAGAAGAAATAATTAAAGGGAATAGTAAATGGCGACTAAAGCAATTCTAAAACTAACACAAGTTCATGGCGTGGTGAAAGTGCGCGGGACTGGGTCTGCCACTATTGCCCTTGCTACCGACCTAAAGAAGACATCTGAAACACAGTCTTCACCTAAAGTAAACATTCGTACCATTCATTGGGGAATGTCAGATGGAGATACCGCTACGGTTACTAGAGACAGTGAAGTTCTATATTATCTTTCTGGTACAGGCAAGATGGAATTCTTGGGCTGGTCAGACAACGAAGAAAATGGCTCAGATATTGTAGTTGACTTTTCTTCTGGCTCAGGTGCAGTAGTCCTAGAACTTGCTAAGGTTTCCGGTTATGGTCCACAACAACATCAAGATCAAGGAGACCTAGGCTAATGAAACTTATTACCGAAGTCAACGAACAAGTTCGTTATATCACAGAAGAAAAAGAAGGTAAAAAGACTCTCTATATCGAGGGTGTTTTCCTGCAGTCCAACATTAAAAATCGTAACGGCCGTATGTACCCAGGAGACATCATGGGTAAAGAAATCAATCGTTACATGAAGGAAGCAGTTGAGAACAATAGAGCCTTTGGTGAATTGGGACATCCAGATGGTCCATCAATCAATCTAGATAGAGTATCGCATATCATTACAGAACTTCGCCAAGATGGTGATAACTGGATTGGTAAAGCGAAACTAACAGAAACACCAATGGGCAATATCGCTCGTGGTCTAATTGAGTCTGGCGGTCAACTTGGCGTTTCGTCAAGAGGCCTCGGTACTTTGAAGGAAAACAGAGACGGCGTTCAAGTTGTGCAAGATGATTTTCATCTAGCAACAGCGGCTGATATCGTAGCTGACCCTTCAGCACCAGATGCCTTTGTTCGTGGTATCATGGAAAATAAAGAATGGCTAGTTGTGAATGGTGTTTGGACCGAACAGCATTGCGATATGTCTAAGAAGTATATTAAGAAAGCAAGTAAGAAACAACTTGAAGAAGCAAAGATCCAAATCTTTGAACGTTTCTTGCGTCATCTTTCTTCAAAGTAATATTTTTATAAATAGAATATAAAAATCCATTTAGGAGACGCAAATGAGTGTAGAAAACAAAATCAGAGAGTTGCTAACTAAGAAGCAACTATCCGAGGAAGTTCTAGATGAGAAGGTTGCAGGTGATGCAACTAACCCTAAACAGGGTTCTTCCGAAGACGCACCTGCTGCTGGCAAACTAGGCGCTGCCGGTGGTAAGGATACATCCATCCCAGCTAAGGTTGCAGGCGATCAAACTCAACCTCGCCAAGGCGATTCACAAGATGCTACTATTTCCAGTGAGCGTGATGAAGAAACTGATAATCCAGGTGCTAAGGAAGCTGCTCCAGTTTCCAGCAATCAGGCTACACTTTCTCAGGGCGGCGCCGGTGCAGCACCTAACTTCACGACCCATAGTGACCCAACTTCGGTTGTAAACATGGCATCGTCAAGAGGTAATGTTCATCAAGAAGAAACAGAGGAAGATGGCGAAATGATCGAAGAAGATTTCACTACTGATCTCGCTACTCTCTTTGATGGTAACGAAGACCTATCAGAAGAATTCCGTGGCAAAGCATCGTCGCTCTTTGAAGCAATGGTAACTGCCCGTGTATCCAATCAAGTTCAGCAAATCGAAGAAAGTCTAATCTCTGAAGCGGCTGAATTGATGGAAGAGTTCAAGGCCGACTTGACCGAGAAGGTCGATTCTTATCTTGGTTATGTAATTGAAAAGTGGGTTGAAGACAACGCACTTGCTGTTGAAAATGGTCTTCGCACCGACATCGCGGAATCATTCATCAACAGCATGAAGAACCTGTTCGCAGAACATTACATTGATGTTCCCGAAGAGAAATATGATGTGCTTGGTGAAATGCAAGCCCAACTAGAAGAAGTATCTGCTAAGTTGGACGAACAAATTTCTGCAAATGTAGAACTGCACAATAACAATGTAGCTCTTTTGAAGCAAGGCGTTTTCGCCGTTGTTTCTGAGGACCTTGCAAAGACCGATGCTGAAAAGTTTAAGTCGTTGGTAGCTGATGTAGAATTCGAGAACGCAGACATCTTTGAAGAAAAGCTAAACGTCATCAAGGAAAATTATTTCCCTGCTTCTAAGTCAACTACTATCGTGGAAGACAAACTAGAAGATGAAGGCGTGGAAGTCTTAGACGAATCGACAGTCAGTAAGTATGTCCAAGCACTGGATAAGATTGCTGCTCAAAAGTAATTTTTTATAAATAAAAGATATTGACACACAAGGAGAAAACTAAATGTTTCTTTCAGAACAACTACAGAAGAAGTGGGAACCTGTTCTAAATCACGGCGGTCTCGGCGAGATTAAGGACAACTACCGTCGCGCAGTTACAGCCGTCGTTCTTGAAAACCAAGAAAAGGCCCTACGCGAAGAAAAGTCTGCACTTTTCGAAGACGCTCCAGCAAATAACATTGCTGGTTCGGGTGCAGCAAACATCGACCGTTATGACCCAATTCTCATCTCGCTCGTTCGTCGCGCTCTTCCTAACCTAATGGCTTATGACGTAGCTGGCGTTCAGCCGATGACTGGCCCAACTGGCTTGATCTTCGCTATGAAGTCAAACTACAGCACACAAGACGGCACAGAAGCTCTCTTCAACGAAGCCGATACAGACTTCTCTGGTACTGGTACTCACGCTGGTTCGAACCCAGTTGACGGTAGCTACACCACAGGTACTGGCTTGGCTACTTCTGCGGCAGAACGTCTAGGCGCTGGCGGCGAAGGTGACGGCGATTTCGGCGAAATGGCATTCAGCATCGAAAAGACAACTGTTACTGCTAAGACACGCGCTCTAAAGGCAGAATACACAGTTGAACTGGCACAGGATCTTAAGGCTATTCACGGTCTTGATGCTGAATCAGAACTTTCGAACATTCTTTCGCAAGAAATTCTGAACGAAATCAACCGTGAAGTTGTTCGCACAATCTACAAGGTTGCTAAGACCGGTGCTGCTTCAACAGCAACAGCTGGTACTTTCGACCTTGACGTTGACTCGAACGGTCGTTGGAGCGTTGAGCGTTTCAAGGGTCTTCTGTTCAACATCGAACGTGACGCTAACGTAATCGCACAAGATACCCGTCGTGGTAAGGGTAACTTCATCATCTGTTCGTCAGATGTTGCGGCTGCTCTAGCTATGGCTGGTGTTCTTGACACTGGTCGCGCCCTACAAGGTTCGCCAACTCTTGAGTCGGACGACACAGGTAACACCTTTGTTGGTACAATCGGTGGTAAGAAGGTTTACATCGACCCTTACTCAGCTAACACAGGCGCTGCTAGCCAGTTCTACGTTGTTGGTTATAAGGGCGCTACAGCATATGATGCTGGTCTCTTCTATTGCCCATACGTTCCACTACAAATGGTTCGTGCTATCGACCCTAACAGCTTCCAGCCAAAGATTGGCTTCAAGACACGTTACGGCATGATTGCTAACCCATACGTAACACAGTCGAACGGCACAACTGACGGTGATACATTCACTGCCAACCGTAACCAATACTATCGTCGCGTTAAGGTTACTAACCTTATGTAATCGATACCTTCCCATTAGAGGAAGGGTTGCAAAAAACTGGGGGGAGCAGAAATGCTCTCCCCTTTTTCGTTATAAATAATAGACGGAGAAAGATATGTCAAGACGAATTTTAGATACACCGGATACTTTAAATTATCTGAGGCCAAATGGTTTTCAGTTTAATATTGACACGCTTCCTAATGTATCTTTCTTTTGTCAGTCTGCTATGATTCCTGCATTATCAATCGGTAATGCATATGTTGCCAATCCATTGGTAGACTTCACTGTTCCTGGTACCAATCTTACGTATGATGAATTGACCATAAAGTTTATCGTTCAAGAAAACTTCCAAAACTATATTGAGTTACACGATTGGCTAATTGGTCTAGGCTTTCCAGAAGAGCGTAACCAGTATAAAGAATTCAAACAAGCCAGGGGCGGAACTGAAAAAGGATTTAGTAGCTCTGGTGATTATTCTGATGGTACATTAATCGTTCTAGATTCCGATCTAAATAAAGCCATGGAAATTAAATTCATTGATTGTTATCCAACAAGTTTACAGGGACTGGAATTTGATATCAGTGATGGTAATGTCCAGTATCTAACAGCACAGGTCACTTTTAAATATACGATGTATAAGTTTATTCAATAACTATTGAGGTTATATTATGAAATTATCAGAAGTCCAAGAAATGTGGACAGGCGATTCTAAAATAGATGAGCTAAATCTAGGTAGAGAATCCACTAAAACGCCAGAATTACATGCAAAGTATTTGAATATTCTTTCAAATACTAAACTGCAACTGCGAAAAGCAGAAGCAGATTACTATCGTCTACGGCGCGATAAAGGTAAATACTTTCGCGGTGAAATGACCCTAGATGAACTACAAGATAAGGGTTGGAACCAGTATCAAGGCCTAAAGCCATTGAAGCATGATATGGAAGATCGTATCAATTGCGATGAGGATATCATTCGTGCTATGGATAAAGTAGAATATGTTAAAGCCCTGCTCTATCAGTTGGAGCAAATTATACGCTCACTAAATAGTAGAACATGGGACATTAAGAATGCCATTGAGTGGACTAAATTTACAAACGGATTGATGTGAGTGATCTAAAAGTTTCCAAGAAAAATGAGGTGCACCTAAAGGTCGATTGTGACCCAGGTATTGCACAAGAAATAAATGATTACTTCACTTTTGAAGTCCCGGGCGCACGTTTCATGCCAACGTATCGCGCCAAACTATGGGACGGTAAAGCCAGACTGTTTAATATCTGGACAAAAGAACTTTATGTTGGCCTTCTGCCATACCTCAGAGAGTTTGCCGAGCGTCTAGACTACAGCGTAGACGTTGACATGGAGCGTATCGGTGATCCAGTTACTATGGAGGATGTGCAGAAGTTCGCGGAATCTTTGAACTTACAT